TTCGCGTTCGGCTCCGACCTCGTGCCGCAGGAGTGGAAGGACGCGACCTGCGAGATGGCCGTCGTCGCGCGCGTCGAGACGATCATGCCCGACCTGGCGACGCCTGGCGACCTGAACGAGAAGTCCGTGACGGTCGGCCCGATCTCGGTGTCGAAGCGCTGGGACTCTGGGCAGGGCCAGCTGAAGTACTACCGGCGCGTGGACCTGCTCGTGAAGCGGTTCGTGATCGCCAGCTCGGCGGTGGTGCGCTCGTGACCGACCTCGACCTGGAAGTCCTGCCCGAGGTCGTCGCGCTCCTCGAAGAGTTCGGGCGCGACGCGACCTTCATCGTGCGCAGCAAGACCTACGGCGACGCCGAGGTGACGAGCGGCCAGACGACCTACGGCAGCGAGCCGAACGTGGTCGCGAAGTGCACGCCGCCCTGGCCCTACGACCTGAGCTTCCGCGACGGCGACGTCGTGACGCAGGGCCACGCGAAGATCTACGTGGCGGGGCAAGACCTCGCCTTCACGCCGAAGACCGGGATGCAGGTCGTGATCGATGGCCGGACGTGGACTGTCCTGGTTGTGACGCCGATCTCCAGCGGCGAGCAGAACGCGGCGTGGGCGATGGAGATCGAGAGGTGACGCGTGACGGCGCTCATGCGTTCGCTGCGAGAACAGTCGGTCCGCGAGATGGACGCGGTCCTGACGAGGATCGGTCGCGAGGAGCCGGCCAAGCGGCTGAGCCTCGTGATGCGGCGCGTCGGGCTCGACCTGCTCGACCGGATCATCCGACGCACGCCGGTCGACACCGGGCGCGCGCGCGGCAACTGGCAGGTCTCGCTCGGCTCGCCGGCCGGCGGGGTGCTGGAGACCAACGACAAGGGCGGGCAGGACGCGCGGCGCCGCGGCAAGGCGGTGCTCGACGCCTACGCGGCCTCGGCTGCTGCGTCTGGCAACCCGTTCACCGTGATCTGGCTCTCGAACAACCTGCCCTACGTCGTCGTGCTCGAGGAGGGCGGCTACCCGAACCCCTCGAAGAAGGAACTCGGGGCGAGCGCGGCCGCGTACGCCGGGGCGAGTTCCGGGGTCGCGCGCAAGACCAAGGCGCAGCGCAACAAGCTCGCCGCAGCTCGGCCTCGGACGCGTGGCGGCTTCTCGCTGCAGGCGCCGGCCGGCATGGTCGCGATCTCGCTGCAAGAAGTCCTCGCGCAGTTCCGGCGACACGTGACCGAAGCCGCGCAGGAGAAGTCGCCGCCGACGGCGTGACCACGGACGGCAGCGCGAACAGGAAAGGCCCGACCACGGAAGGAAGACCATGAGCAAGAGCAACTCCGCAGAGAACGCCTGGCTGGGCATCCTCTTCAACGCGACGGCGATCGCCAACGTCTGCGACAACGCGGCGTCGAGCCCGCTCACGAACCTCTTCGTGGGCCTGCACTCGTCGGACCCGGGCGAGGCCGGCTCGCAGACGACCAACGAGATCACGACCGGGCAGCACGGCGGCTACGCGCGCGTCTCGGTCGCGCGGACCTCCGGCGGCTGGACCGTCACCGCGAACCAGGTCGTCAACGTCGGCGCGATCACGTTCCCGACCGGCACCGCTGGTACGGGCACGACCGCGACCTACTTCGGGATCGGCTCGCTGACGAGCGGCGCCGGGGTCCTCTACTACTCGGGCGAGCTGATCGGCCCGGGCGTCGTGATCACGGGCGTCAACGCTGGCACGGACACGCTCACCGCGACCTCGCACGGCTTCTCGAACAACAACGCGGTCTTCGTCCGCAACACCGACGGCACGCTGCCTGGCGGTCTCTCGGCCGGCACGACCTACTTCGTGGTCGGCGCGACGACGAACACGTTCCAGCTGTCGCTGACGCAGGGCGGCTCGGCGGTCGACATCACCGACGCCGGCAACGGCACGCACCGGCTGCACCTGAACAAGAACATCCCTGTCGGGCTCAACACGATCCCGACGATCTCCGCCAGCCAGCTGATCATCAGCGAGGACTGAGAGAGGCGCGGCGAGGAGACATGGTCGTCATCACGGGCGCAGGTCGAGGCGGTCTCCCGACGTCGGGTGCCACCATCGACCTCGCCCTGCCCACCGGCTTCGGCACGCCGACGATCGCGAAGATCGTCGTCGCCGGCACCAACGCAGACGCGGCTGCGCAGTCGACGCCGACGATGTCTGTGGGCTGGATGGACGGGACGCGGCAGCGCGTCTACGGCTTCGGGGTCGAGAGCGCCGCGTCCGGTCGAGAGAACGGGTGGAACTTCGCCTCGCGCAACGGCGTGGTCGCCATCGCGAACCAGGCCGGCGGCAACGATGGGCTCTTCTCGTTCAACAGCTTCGGCACGGACAAGGTCACGCTCAACGTCGACACAGCGCCGAGCAAGGCCTACAAGTACACGCTCTGGGCGGCGCGCGGTGACATCTCCGTGCACGTCAACGACCTCGGGTCGATCTTGAACGTGGGCGGTCGAACGCTCGCCGTCACGGCTCCCGGCTTCACGCCGGACTGGATCGAGTTCTTCGGAAGCCGAGCGTACTCGACGAGCCCGACGTGGGCTGCTCCAGGGAAGTTCACCTGCGGGTGGGCCGTGCGTCTTCCGACGATCGTCAACGTCGGCGCGACCTGGTGCAACATCGACAACCAGCTCACGACCGACGTCGAGGCCGTGGTGCACTCGGCCTACGCGGCGGCAGACATCGACGCGACGTTCGGCTACCAGTACCAGCAGTTCGTGACGAGCTTCGACGCCAACGGCTTCACGATGAAGAGCGACGACACGAACAACGCGACTGTCGGACTCGGCTACGCCGCGATCAAGGCGAGCGGCCTGAACTTCTGGTGCGGCATCGTCGACACCCCGACCTCGACTGGAGTCACGAACTTCACCGCGCCCGGGATGGACGGGCAATCGCTCTTCATGCTTCCGAGCGAGGTGACCTCGATCGACACGCTCGTCGGGACGGCGGCGGGGACAGAAGCCTCCGCGCGCAACATCGGACACGGCGTGGCCGCACGCTTCGGAGCGACGACCACTGACGGCTGCGCTTCCGTCCGCGAGCAGGACCACAAGACCTCGCCGTACGTGGCTCGCGCCGTGAGCGACTCCAAGATGGCGCACCTCGACGACGACGGCGGGACCGACACGCTCGTCGCCGACTTCAGCTCCTGGCTCGGCCGCGGCTTCGCCCTGAACTTCACGACGGTCCAGGGTTCGGCCTGCAAGTGGCCCGCGACCGTGATCGGCAACGGCAAGAGCTACGTCCCTGTGCCTTTCCGCATGCGCAACTTCCCGAGGAGCTTCTGAGCCATGGGCCGTCTCTACGCAGTGAAGAACGCGTTCACCACCCTCACGGCGGCGAACGGCAACATCGACTGGCTCGAGCTGGCTCCTGCCTCGAACAAGGACTGCATCCTGCGCGGCTGGCGGTTCTCGCAGCGCTCGATCGTCGGCGACACGGCAGAGACGGTGGTCTCGTTCCGCGTGCTGCGTCTCACGGCGACGGTGACGAGCGGCTCGGGTGGCGTGACGCCCTCCGTCGAGACGCAGTTCGAGACGGAGCGTGGCCTGCAGGGCTTCACCGTCGAGGGCTTCAACCCGACGGTCGCGACGACCTCGGGCAGCACGCGCGAGCTGGACGAGTTCGGCTGGAACCTGCGCTACACGCCTTTCGAGTTCTGGTACCCGGACGCGGCGTACTGCCCCGGTGTGAAGAACGCGGAGTCGCTCTTCATCCGGCAGGACTCGACGCTGCCGAGTTCGATCGACTGCGCGGCCACGTTCTGGATCGAGGAGATGGGCTGAGCCCGGCGGACGAGAGCTAGATGCCCACGATCTTCCGAGGTCCCAAGCCGATGATGCAGCCGCGCCGCCGCCGGCCGCTCTTCATGTTCGGCACGCAGCGCCGCTACGGCGCCGGGATCTCGCTCGGCCTCGCCACGCAGTCCGCCGCGCCCTTCGACGCGGAGGTCTCGGGCGGGACGTCGACCGGGCTCGCGACGCAGTCGGCCTCGCCCACGGACACGACGACGCCGGCAGGGACCTCGAACGGGCAGGCCACGCAGTCGGCGGCGCCGACGGCGACGGGCAACACCAGCGGGACGGGCAGCGGCTCGGCGGCGACCTCCGCGGACAGCCACACGAGCGAGAACGGGGCGGGGACCGGCAGCGGCGCCGGCGGGACCTCGGCGGTCGCGAGTGCCGTCGGGGCCACCGCAGGGAGCGCCAGCGGCGCGGCAGCGGTCCTCGCCTCGTCCTCGACCGTCGGCAACGCCGCAGGCCTCTCGACGGGCGTCGCCCAGGCGGTCGCGTCTGCGCTGGCCGACCTGCGCGCGGCGGGCCTCTCGAACGGACTCGCGGCGGCGATCGCGGCGATGCTCGCCGAGGCGGACGCGTCGGGCACCTCGGGCGGCGGCTCGGACGCCTACCTCGCCGGCTCGGACATCGTCTACCAGACCGGCGGCACCGGCGACGGGCGCTCGACGGCCTTCGCCCAGGCGCTCTCGCTGTGCCTCGCCGGGGGCCTCGCCGAGGGGCGCTCGACGGCCAACGCCGCGCCCGCGGCCGTGGGCGACGGACGGGGCGTGGGGAACGGCCAGGGCTCGGCACAGGCCACCACGAACGCCCTGGGCGCGGCCGTGGGCGTCGCCTCAGGCCAGGGCCAGACATCGGTAGGTGTCGTCCTCGTAACCTCGGACGCCGCCGGGACTTCGAACGGCCTGGCGCGGGCGCTCGCGGCCGGCCTGACGCAGGCCTTCGCGGGCGGGGTCTCGACGGGCTCGTCGGACTCGTGGCTGATCGAGGTCGTCGTCGTCGTCGTCGGCCCGTTCGAGCGCAACGGGCAGCTGATCCGCTCGCGGTTCCGCGACACGGTCGCCACGCCGCTCTCGCTCGCGACGCAGTACGACAACGCGCCGTTCGTCCAGCCCGACACCGCGGCGTGGTGCCGGCTCAAGGTCGACGTAGGCCGGCTGATCCAGCGCGACTTCGGCAAGGGCAACACCTACCGCAAGCTCGGCGAGTTCCGCGCCGTCCTGAAGTCGCCCGTCGAGGACGGCGACCTGATCCTGAACCAGTTCACCGACGCGGTCTCGGCGGCCTTCCGGCTGGTCGACGCGTCCGGGATCAGCTACGGCGTGCCGCGGGTCGAGCGCCGCCGCCGCGTCGGGGCGTGGTTCGAGCAGGAGGTCGTCTGCCCGTTCCTCGACGACTTCAACGTCCCGCTGCCGGAGGGCACGCCTGGAGCCATCACGGGCGTGGTCGACCTCTTCGAGGTCGTGCGCACGCGCTTCCGCGACCTCGTCGCGACGCCCGAGGCGCTGCCGACGGCCTACCCGAACGCGCCCTTCGACGGGCCGCCCGACGACGGGTCGTGGGCCGCGCTCAACGTGCTCTGCGGCGACGCGGAGCCGGCCGAGCTGGGCACGATCAAGACGTACCGCACGCCCGGCGTGGTCATGGCGAAGCTCTACGTCCCGCTCGAGGCGGGCGACGGAGAGCTGCGCCGGCTCGTCGACGTCGTCGCCACGAACTTCCGCGCGGTGCGTGACCGCGGGGTCCTCTTCCGAGTTCCGAGCGCGGGCGAGGCGCGCGCGGAGGGTCCGTACTGGGCGGTGACCGTCCAGGTCCCGTTCCTCGCAGACCTGAGGGCGACTTGATCGCCGAGGGGAGCAGCTGAGCCATGACCGACACCAACCGCGTCAACGTCGCCTACGTCAAGGAGACCACCTACGGCGTCACGCCGAGTGGTCCGCCGACGCTGAAGGACCTCCGGTTCGTCAGCGAGTCCGTGGCTCAGGAGAACACGACCGTCACGAGCCAGGAGATCCGGTCGGACCGCCAGGTCTCCGCGCTCCTGCGCACGGGCATCCGCGCGCCGGGCGACCTGAACTTCGAGTTCAGCTACGGCGCGTTCGACGAGTGGCTGGAATGGTCGCTGCTCTCGAACGCCACGTGGACCACGCCGGTGACGATCGGGCCCGGTCCGTCCTTCGTCGTCACGGTGCCGGGCGGCGTCTACACGATCACGCGTGGCACGGGCTCGTTCATCACGGACGGCCTGAGCGCGACGACCTCGGTGGGCCAGTGGGCCGAGCTGCGCGGCTTCGTGAACACCGGGAACAACGGCTACTTCAAGATCGCCTCGGTGTCGGCGACGGTCATCACCTTCACCGGCGGCACGGGCACGCCCTCGGCGGAAGGCGCGAACACGAGCGCGAGCATCGTCCAAGGCGCTCAGATCACGAACGGCGTGGCGCTCTCCACGTTCGCGCTGGAGAAGAACTTCCAGGACGCGGTGTCGGGCCACCAGTTCGAGATCAACAACGGCATGGCGATCGACCGGCTGCGGCTGGAAATCCCGGTCGACAACATCGTGACGGGCACCTTCGGCCTGCTCGGGAAGAAGTCGGCGAGCGCCTCTGCGACCGCCGGCACGGGTACCAACACCGCGTCGGCCCAGAACCAGGTCGACACGGGCGTCGACAACGCGCTCGCGATCCTGGAGGGGCCGGCCTACACCGCGCAGGGCACCGTCTCGGCGAACTTCGAGCTGCAGAACAACCTGCGCACGCGCCAGCAGCTCGGCACGCTCGGCCCGGTCAGCCTCGGCACCGGCACCGTCAACGTCACGGGCCAGCACCGCGCCTACTACACCGACAAGGGGATCATCGACAAGGCCAACAACCAGACCGTGTCGGCGCTCGCCTACGTCCTCGAGCAGTCGGCCGGCTCCAACGCGGTGGTCTTCGACTTCCCGTCCATCAAGTACTCGGCCGGCAAGCGCGTCACGCCTGGCATCAACCAGGA